GGCTGACGATAGGTGCTTTGGTATGTGCTATCTAAAGAATAGACGTTCAGGTTTCTCATTTATGAGCAGCTCTGAGATGGTCAACCAAGCGACAATTACTAAGGATGCAAGGTTTGGTATCTTATCAAAGACGGGAGATGATGCAAAGAAAATGTTCACAGACAAGGTCGTGAATATATCGTTGAGCTATCCATTCTTTTTTAAGCCAATACAAGATGGTATGGACAAGCCAAAGACTGAGCTTGCGTATCGTGTTCCGGCATCTAAGTTCACAAGAAAGAGTATTGCCAAGGCTGAGGAGGATCACCTAGAGGGACTTAACACCACGATTGACTGGAAGAACACAGGTGACAACAGTTATGATGGAGAGAAGTTACGGATGCTCATTCAGGATGAGAGCGGTAAATGGCTTGCACCAAATAACATACAGAATAACTGGCGTGTAACCAAGACGTGTTTGCGTCTGGGTAGTAGGATCATTGGTAAGTGTATGATGGGTTCTACCTCGAATGCGCTTGACAAGGGTGGTTCTAACTTTAAGAAATTATACGAGGACTCTGATCCAAGGAAGAAGAATGAGAACGGGCAAACCAAGAGTGGCTTGTATTCATTGTTTATTCCAATGGAATGGAACTTTGAAGGGTATCTTGACGAGTATGGTCACCCAGTATTTAATACACCATCTAAGCCTATCAAAGGTATTGATGGCAGAATGATTAAGATTGGCGTAATTGAGTACTGGAATAATGAGGTTACCTCTTTGAAGAGTGACTCAGACTCATTGAATGAATTTTACAGGCAGTTCCCACGCACGGAGTCACACGCGTTCAGGGATGAGAGTAAGGCATCTTTGTTTAATCTTACGAAGATATATCAGCAGATTGACTACAATGACTCGTTGATCAAGGACAGGGTTCTCACAAGAGGTTACTTCCATTGGAAGGACGGTGTGAAGGACAGCCAAGTTATTTGGACGCCAGACAATAAGGGCCGATTTATGGTTTCATGGGTTCCGCCAGAGAATTTAAGAAATAATTTTATCAAACGAGGTAGTTTATTCTATCCTAGCAATGAGCATCTTGGTGCGTTTGGATGTGACCCATATGATATCTCAGGTGTTGTGGGTGGTGGTGGGTCTAACGGATCACTCCATGGTATGACGAAGTTCAACATGGAGGATGCGCCAAGCAACCAGTTCTTCTTAGAGTACGTGGCAAGGCCACAGACGGCAGAGATATTCTTTGAGGAGGTATTGATGGCGTGTGTGTTCTATGGTATGCCAGCGCTTGTGGAGAATAACAAGCCAAGGCTACTATATCACTTCAAGAACAGGGGATACAGAAACTTTGCATTAAATAGACCAGATAAGCCTATCCACAAGCTCTCTAAGACAGAGAAAGAGATTGGTGGGATACCTAACTCATCCGAAGACGTAAAGCAAGCACACGCGTCCGCTATTGAGACGTACATTGAGAAGCACGTTGGCATAGACTTTGAGAATGTGTACAGGGATGCTGATGAGATGGGATCAATGTATTTCACAAGGACACTTGAGGACTGGGCAAGATTTGATATCAATAATAGAACTAAATTTGATGCAACGATTAGCAGCGGTTTAGCGGTAATGGCAAACCAAAAGCATTTATATGTGCCAGAAAAAAAAGAATCAAAAATAAGCATTAAATTTGCGAGATACCAAAACGAAGGTTACAATAGTAGGATAATAGACAAATAATGGATCAAACAACTCAAGAATTAATAAGCCCAACCTCATTTCCAAGTCAGTTGGCTACTGATGCAGACAAAGCGTCCAAGGAATATGGTATTAAAGTGGGACGAGCCATCTCTTATGAGTGGTTCAGAAGAGATACTAATTCTTGTCGTTTCTATAACCAGTGGATTGAGTTTCATAAGCTAAGACTATACGCCCGTGGTGAACAGCCTGTACAAAAGTACAAGGATGAGTTAGCCGTTGACGGTGACTTGTCTTACTTAAATCTTAACTGGGAACCGGTTCCAATTATCCCTAAGTTTGTCGATATCGTTGTTAACGGTATGTCTGACAGAATGTACGCAGTAAAGGCATTTGCTCAAGATGAGTTAGCTGCCGGCAAGCGTTCAGGTTACAAAGAGATGATTGAGAAGGACATGGTAGCAAAAGACTTCTTGGTGCAAACACAAGAACAATTTGGTATTAATGCTTTCAATACGAATCCTAAAGATTTGCCAGAGAACGATCAAGAGCTCAATCTACATATGCAGCTTAACTATAAGCCTGCGATTGAGATTGCTGAAGAGATTGCGATTGATACATTGTTTGAACAGAATAGATATCAAGAGGTTAAAAGACGTGTTGATTATGACATGACTGTCTTAGGTATCGGAATGGTTAAGCACACGTTCCAAGCAGGAGCCGGCATTAGGGTTGAGTACGTTGACCCTGCGTCTGTTGTTTATTCGTACACAGAGTCTCCAACATTTGATGACTGCTTCTACTATGGAGAGATCAAGCAAGTACATATTGGTGAGTTAATTAAGATTGACCCGACCATTACCAAAGAGGAGCTTGACAAAATATCTAAGTTAAGTAGTATCTGGTTCACGCAGTACAATATTATTAGACCATACAGGAACACATTGTTCGACAGAGATGTCGTAACATTATTATATTTTAATTATAAAACCGATAAGAAATTTGTCTACAAGAAGAAGTTTTTGGATAATGGTGGTACTCGTGTCATTCGCAAGGATGAAAACTTTAACCCACCAACTGGGACTGACGAAAGATTTGAGAAAATAGAAAAGAGAATTGACGTATGGTACGAAGGTGTCATGGTGTTAGGTTCAAGCTATTTGCTTAAGTGGGAACTCAGCAAGAACATGGTTAGACCAAAGTCTGCGACGCAGTATGCTTTGCCTAACTATATCGCAATGGCCCCAAGAATGTACAAGGGTGTGATTGAGTCATTGGTTAAGCGTATGATTACGTTTGCTGATTTGATTCAAATTACGCATCTTAAGCTACAGCAAGTTATTGCGAGAGTTGTGCCAGATGGTGTATACATTGATGCTGATGGTATGAACGAGGTTGACTTGGGTAATGGTGCAAACTATAATCCAGAGGACGCACTTAAGTTATACTTCCAAACGGGTAGTGTCATTGGTCGTTCTTACAATCAAGATGGCGAGTTCAACCAAGGCAAGATTCCAATTCAAGAGTTAAACTCAAATAGCGGCCAAGGAAAGATCACAGCGTTGATTAATTCTTACAACCACTACTTGAGTATGATTAGGGACGTAACTGGCTTAAACGAAGCGAGAGATGGCTCTATGCCTGATCCAAGATCGTTGGTTGGTGTACAGAAGTTAGCTGCGCTTAATTCAAACACAGCAACAAGACATATCTTAGACGGAACATTATTCATTACAAAGAGATTAGCAGAGGCATTGTCTTGCCGTATCTCTGACGTGCTTGAGTATTCTGAGTTTAAAGAAGAGTTTATAAACCAAATTGGTAAGTACAATGTTGGTGTATTGGAAGACGTAAAAGACTTATACTTACATGATTTTGGTATCTTTATTGAAGTATCTCCGGACGAAGAGGAGAAGTCTCAGCTTGAGGCTAACATCCAAGCGTCGTTACAACGTGACCAGATTGATCTTGAAGACGCTATTGATATTCGCGAAATTCGCAATATTAAATTAGCAAATGAGCTTTTGAAATTAAAGCGCAGAAAGAAACAAGAGCAGGACATGGACCGTGAGAAACAAAAGATGGAGATGCAAACGCAGTCTAACATCCAATCTTCTCAGGCAGCAGCACAAGCGAGCTTACAAAAGGTTCAGGCAGAGTTCCAAGCTAAGGCGCAATTAAAGCAAGCTGAGTCAGCATTTGATATCGAGAAGATGAAGCAAGAGGCTCAACTTAAAATGCAGTTAATGCAAATGGAGTTTGAGATGAATATGCAATTGAAGGGCTTAGAAGTTAATGCTGCAAAGACAATTGACCAAGAGAAGGAAATGGCGAAGGATAAGCGTATTGACATCCAAAGCACACACCAATCAAAGTTAATTGAGCAGCGTAAGAAAGACTTGCCTGCCATTGATTTTGAATCAAGCGAAGACTCTTTAGATGGTTTTGATTTGGCTCAATTTGAACCAAAATAAAAATCACTATTTTTGTAGCGAAAAATTAATCAAATAAAATATATGGAGAATTTCACATCAGTAAAAGCTGTGAGTTTCGGTGAAGAAAAATCTGTTCAAGAAATCGAACAGGAGTTACTAGCCAAGCACGAAGAACAGCACCCAACAGAACAGGTAGAAGAGCCTGTTAGAATTGAAGAGCAAATTGCTGCACCGCAAGGAGAGCAAAGGAACATTGAAGAGAATGACGTTCTGTCCTTTATTAAGAATAGGTATAACAAAGAGATTAATACTTTGGATGACTTGCTTCAAGAGAGAAATCAAAGTGAAGAGTTACCAGAGGATGTCTCAGCGTTTTTAAAGTTCAAAAAGGAAACAGGTCGAGGCATTGATGATTTCTATAAAGTAAATAGAGACATTGATAACGAAGACCCAAATAAGTTGCTGTTCGATTATTACAAGCAAAACAATCCTGACCTTGACGATGATGAAGTTGCATTTGAACTTGAGAACAAGTTTAAGTACGATGAAGACATGGACGACGAAAGGGATGTTAAGAAGAAGCGAATAGCACACAAACAAGAGCTTACAAAAGCGAAGGACTACTTTAATAAGTTGAAGGACCAATACAAAGTTCCCCTTGAGTCAAGAGGTGCTGGAATTCCGGACAACGAAAAAGATCAGTACAACGCCTTTAAGCAAAATGCCCAAAGTGCCAAAGAAGTTGAACAGGCGCAGAGAGAAAGAGCTGAATATTTCGCCAAGAAAACTGACGAGTTATTCTCTAATGAATTCAAAGGTTTTGGATTTAAAGTTGGAGATAATGAATTTGTTTACAAACCGGGCGAGACAGAAGCGATTAAGAAGGATCAATCTAATTTGACCGAGTTCATCAAGACATTCTTAGATGATAACGGTTTTATGAAAGATCCGGCTGCGTATCATAGGGCGATAGCAGTTGCCAGAAATCCGGAGGGTTTTGCAAAATATTTCTACGATCAGGGAAAATCTGAGGCAGTAGAAACAATCGCAAAGGAATCAAAGAACATAGATATGGGAGGTGTAAGATCCGTACCAGAAAATATGGGCAAAGGTGGATTTAAGGTAACTTCTCTTGACAACGACCACGGCAACAGATTAGTTATAAAAAGCAACAAAAAATAAACAAAAAAAACAAAAATAAAAAAACATGGCTGGTTCAGTATTATCGAGTCCGGGTTTCGCATTAACCCCCTCATCAGTAAAGGCAACATTGCCTACTAACTACATTACCAACTTCAACTTCTTGAACCAGTATCTTCCTGATACTTACGAGAAGGAATTCGAGAGATATGGTAATCGTTCAATTGCATCTTTCTTGCGTATGGTCGGCGCAGAGATGCCAAGTAACTCCGACTTAATCAAATGGGCTGAACAAGGTCGTTTGCACACAAAGTATTCTAGCTGTACTTCAGCTGGTGCTGCTGGTGATGACACCGCTGTTTGGACTGTAGCTGACGCAGGTATCACTGCTTGTAACTTTAGAGTTGGTCAAACTGTATTCTTATCTAGAAATGCAGCTGGAACTCAAAGTGACAAAGCAATTATCACTGCTGTTAGTGGTTTGACTTTCACTGTAGCATACTATGCTGGTGGTGGACAAACTATCCCTGTAGCAACTGCATCTAGTGCATTTGTTTACGGTTCTGAATTCAAAAAAGGTTCTAACGGTATGTCTGGTTCTTTGGAAGGACAAGATGATATCTTCTCTAACAGCCCAATCATTATCAAAGACAAGTATGAAGTTTCTGGTTCTGACATGGCTCAAATCGGATGGGTAGAAGTTACTACTGAGAACGGTGCTACAGGTTACTTGTGGTATTTGAAATCAGAGCACGAAACTCGTTTACGTTTTGATGACTACTTGGAAATGGCTATGGTTGAAGCAGTTCCTGCTGAAGCTAACTCTGGTGCTATCGCAGCTACTGGTGACATTGGAAACAAGGGTTCTGAAGGTTTATTCTACGTTGTTAATAGCCGTGGTAACGTGTGGGGCGGTGGAAACCCAACTGCATTAGCTGACTTCGATGCTATCTTGCAACGTCTTGACAAACAAGGAGCTATCCAAGAAAACGCATTGTTCATCAATCGTCAATTCTCTTTGGATATTGATGATATGTTGGCTGCTCAAAACAGCTACGGTGCAGGTGGAACAAGCTTTGGTTTGTTTGACAATGACGAGAACATGGCATTAACTTTGGGCTTCAAAGGCTTCAAACGTGGTAGCTATGAGTTCTACAAAACTGACTGGAAATACCTTAACGATGCTACTTTGCGTGGTGGTCTTAATGGTGGTGTTGTAAACGGTGTGTTGGTACCAGCAGGTTCTACCAGCGTTTATGATCAAGTGTTAGGTAAGAACGCTAAACGTCCATTCTTGCACGTTCGTTACAGAGCTAGCGAAACTGAAGATCGTCGTTACAAAACTTGGATTACTGGTTCTGCCGGTGGTGCAACTACTAGTGACTTGGATGCTATGCAAGTTCATTTCTTGTCTGAGCGTGCATTGTGCACCTTGGGAGCTAACAACTTCGTTTTATTCCGTAACTAATAAGTAATTAGCAATCAATAAACTAAGTGGGGTTAATAGCCCCACTTTTTTTTGTTTATATTTGCAATGTAAAATTTTAATCAAATGAAAAAACCTGAAATCAAAGACAGAGTGTACGTTCTGAAGGACGTAGCTCCTCCATTGTCATTCATGTTGCCTTCTCGCAACACCAAGCGTTTTGCTTTATTGCACTTCGACGAAGAAACAAACACAAATAGAGCATTAAGATATGCCAGAAACCAGAAGTCTCCTTTCGAGGACGAACAAGATGGTAACTACATCTTAGAGCCAATTGTATTTGAAGATGGCGCATTGGTTGTTCAAAAGAACAATCCTGTATTACAAAAGTTCTTAGAATTACATCCATCTAATGGAGATATTTTTGAAGAGTTTGATCCAGAGAAAGAAGCAACGCAAAGTCTTGAGTATATCAACTTTGAACTTGATGCGCAAATAGCTGCCAGAGAAATCAGCATTGATACTGCAATGGCGGTATTACGTGTGATGATTGGTTCTCGTGTAGAAAACATGACATCTCAAGAAATAAGAAGAGACGTTATGGTATATGCTAGAAACAATCCAGAAGACTTCTTAGAAATGATTGACGACTCTGACTTACAATTACGCAACAAAGCAGCGAAGTATATTGAGATGGCTTACTTGCAATTTAGGAACTCACAAAGAGACGTATACTTTAACCTTAAAGACAATAAGCGCAAAATGATGAGCATTCCTTTAGGAGAAGAACCCATCAATGCCATGGCTGCTTATTTCAAGACTCAAGAAGGTATTGAGACAGAAGAAATGCTTAACAGGATTAGTCAAGAATAATTATTATATTTGCATACAACTATGAGCAAATTTTTAAAAATTGAGGCATCGACTACCGGAACGGTTTTGATCGGCCTAGACAACATCGGTTTAGTAGCTAAAGCTTCTGATACTACCGTTACTATTGCGTACACTGCTGCTAGCGCATCTACTGACGTAATTACACTTACTCACACAAGTAATGCAACTTTTGCAACAGTTCAATCAATTATTGATGCAATCATTGCTATTAACAAGCCAAACTCGGCTCCTTTGCAATTTATTACACCAACACTACCAAGTGGTGTTAGTATTTCTATTGCAGCAATCGCTTAATTATTTCTTTCTTTCATTCATTAAGGTAGCAGGGCAAGTCCCTGCTATTTTTTTATTATCTTTGCGATACAATGATAAATAACGTAAGAAATACCGTAATGTTCTTCCTTAACAAGGATAACAATGGATATCTTACTCCTGATGAATTCAATGCATTTGCCAGACAAGCACAATTAGAGGTATTTGAAGATATGTTCTATCAATACAATAAGTGGCTTGTTAAGAGGAATACAGGGGTATCGTATAGTGGCAGCTCGGACATTGCCAAGCTTTTGTCTGAAAGCATTGATAAGTTTTCTACCAGCGCTGCATTAACATATTCTGGTGGCATATACAATTTGCCTACAGATGTATATAGTGTAACAAATGTATTGTATAGTCTTAAGGATGTTGAGAGAATTGAGAAAAACAAATTGCCTTACTTTTTGTTTTCTAATCACACAGCTCCAACAACTTATTACCCTGCTTACTCACAAGCTGGCACAACAATAACTGTCTATCCATCAACAATTCAGACTAACGTATCAATTGTTTACAATAGATACCCGTTAGATCCGAAGTGGACATACTACACGGATCCGGCAACGCAAGCACCATTGTTTGACCAAGCTGCTCCAGATTATAAAGACTTTGAGGTGCCTGATATATTTCAGAACGACTTGATTATCAAGATATTGAAGTTTGCTGGTGTTACTATTAGAGAGAATGAGATTGTTGCAATAGCAACTGCTGAGGAACAAAATAATCAACAACAACAATAATGTCAACAAACCAAGAATATTACAACGACTCAAACCTTTGGGGTGAAGGGCAGAATACAACATTGGCTGATATTGTCAACAACTTCATGCTTATGTATGTTGGGCCTGACAAATTAATTGACAATGCTACGCGTTACAATGTGTTGTTCCACGCAAAGAGAGCATTGCAGGAGCTAAACTATGACGCACTAAGAAACAAGAAGGTTCTTGAGATGAAGGTTAAGGATGATTTGAAGTTCATATTGCCTCCTGACTATGTTGACTATATTAGAATATCATTAGAAGCGAATGGTGTGTTGTTCAAGTTAACAGAGAACACAACTGTTAACTATGCTAACGCATATTTGCAAGATAACAATGATGATTTCATCTATGACCAAGATGGCAACATTATCACCGGTCAATCTGAATTAGATATCTCACGCATCAAGAATACAGCAATGGAGATTGCTTACATTGATGGATGGTACTATGGAAGAGAGGGTTGGTTCTATGATGGCTACTGGTACTTTAGATACGGAATTGGCGGACGCTTTGGTATGGAGTCAAGCGAAGCGAATGTCAACCCTAAGTTTGTAATTGACAAAGCATCTGGTGTGATTAACTTCTCGTCAGCTGTATCAGGCAGGTTGATCGTGCTTGAGTATATCTCTGATGGTCTTGAGAGCACAGATCCATCACAATTAAAGGTTCACAAGTTTGCTGAAGACTTTATTTACTCTTACATCAAATGGTGTATTCTAAACAACAGAATTGGCGTTCAGGAGTACATTGTAAGACGTGCAAGAGAAGAGAAGTCAGCGATGCTAAGAAATGCTAAAATCAGATTGAGTAACCTTAAGCCAGGAAGATTATTAATGGTTCTTCGTGGTAGAGATAAGTGGATTAAATAACTATGGAATTAAAAAGAAACTTTGCCGCTGGCATAATGAACAAGGACCTCGATGAGAGGCTTATCCCTAATGGTCAATATAGAGATGCCAGAAACATCCGTGTAGGTACATCTGACTCAACCAATGTTGGTTCCGTGCAGAATGTAATGGGTAACACCAAAGTGTCTGGATTAAGAGCCGCAGCGTTAGCTATGGGTATCACGTTGCCGGGCACATATACAACCATTGGTTCGTATGTTGATCTGGCAAACAATAATATATACTATTTTGTGAAGGGCATATTTAATATGGTTGTGAAATACCATGAGAATGCAAACGGAACAGGAGAGACATATATATTGTTAATAGAAAGCGTTGGTAGAGCTCCGGTTGAGTACTTAAAGTTCAGCACTAGTAATTTAATTACTGGCGTTAACTTGGTTGATAATTTATTGTATTGGACAGATGGATTGAACCCACCAAGAAAAATAAATGTAACAAGAACATATGCCTTAGATGGGTTTACAGACAAAGACATCTCTGTGATATTAGCTCCTCCATTAAATGCGCCTACAATTGTAATGAGCAATGATGGATCTGACGTGAATAATATCAGTGAGAGATTTATACGATTTGCTTATAGATACAAGTACCTTGACAATGAGTATAGTGCGTTATCGCCTTTCTCTGACGTTGCATTCTTCCCTAAGGTATTCTCATATGACTATGGGACAGGAAGTAACAAGTCCATGGTCAATGTAAACAATACTGTTGATATTACTTTTGACTTTGGAGACAGCAATGTAAAAGAGGTTCAGTTAATATTTAAGGACAGCTATTCATTGACGGCAAACATTATTGAGAACATAACCAAGGCGACAGCTTTATCAAATAAGTTTAAATTTCAAAACAACAAAGCTTACGCAGCTTTGCCAGAAGATCAATTGACAAGGTTGTTTGACAACGTGCCATTGAAAGCAAAAGCGCAAGAGTATATTGGCAACAGATTATCTTATGGTAACTACACTCAGTTCTATGATATCGCTGACTGCAATCAAGTGCCTATTAATATTAGCCTTGAAGCTAAGCTAGAATCTATACCTGTAGTAACTAAGGGTGTTCCAAGAAAAACATTTAAAAGCGACAGGGACTATGAGTTAGGGATTGTGTATTTAGATGACTATGGTAGAATGACAACTGTTCTTACCTCTGATGGGAATACAGTTCATGTGCCAGCGAGTGCATCTACTGCGCAAAACTTATTAAAAGTTTCTGTTAAGAACTATGCTCCTTGTTTTGCAACAAAGTATAGGTTCTTTATAAAACAAAACAAATCAGAGTATTACAATGTATTTCCAGTTGATTATTTTCAAGATGGTTTGTATACTTGGTTCTTAATACCCAAGGCTGACATTGATAAGGTTCAGAAAGATGCTTACTTAACGATTAAGTCTACAGAGTCTGGACCAACAGGTTCTGCCGAGAGATATAAAATTATTGAGGCGGACATGAAGGCGATTAACTTCTTGAATAACCCTCCAACAACTCAACCTGAAGGGTTTTATATTAAAATTAAATCTGAGGGATCTTTATTTACTAAGATATCTAACTCTGAAGCTTCTATAAGTGATGTTGGTAAGGCTACAAATAGAGATACATACTTGCAAGCATATAATGGAAGTATAAATTATAGCAAATACAATGCTTACTCTGCAATTGAAACACCAATATTTTATGGAACAGGCAATAATAAACTTACGGTTATACCTGATTATAGAGGGTCTAAGGACGCTAGATATTTTTTAAAAATAACAGGAACCAATAAAACTACAAAAGTAAGTACATTTAGTTATTATTTGTTTCCTAATTTATCTACGCCAATTGAATCAAATATTGACGTAAATAAAGATAGTTCAGGATTAAAGAAGGGTAACTATTTAAAAGACGCTTCAGGAAAGGTTATTGGTTTTATTATATTTGGATCAAATTCTGGTTATACGGTTGGAGATTCTTGGAGAATAAACTGTAGAAGCAATAAGGGTCTTAATGTATTTAATGGCCCGACATGGTGGAGTAGTCCTTATCAAAGAGATGGAGGGTTTGCGGCCTTACCATTAAACAATATAACTTCTGGTCAATTTATTAAAATAGACATATCTGAAAGCGAAGGATCGGCAGATCAGCCTGAACAAGCATTTATTTCTTCTTCTGATTATGTAAACATTGAAGAATGGTTTTACGAAGATCAGATTTATACTAAATTTAGACAATATTCTGAAGACGGAACCAATAATGGCCCTAAAAATGTGTTTTTTAGAATTATTAATAATTCCGTAAATATGATTGTAAAAGGTTACGATGTCAATAATCAAAAAGATAATCCAGCAATACCTAATGTTTATGAGGATCAATTTGATAAAAAATCAGAAAATAAAATTACTTTTAAAATTACATATAGTCCATTTGGTCAAACCCCTATAGTGCTTGAAACAATTGGTAGGGACAATAATTCTGAGATATTTTATGAGATACCAATCACATACCCAATCACAACTAGCGGATCAATAAAGCTTCATGGATCAACCGCATCAGGAATTGCATCAGGAGACAAAGTTCAACCGTTAAACGGTATTGCAACTTTGCAGATTAATGACTTTAACGCATTCTCATTTGGTAATGGAGTTGAAAGTTATAGAGTTAGGGATGATTTCAATCAGCCTACTATGGGGAATACTCCAAGGGTTAACTCATACATTTCTAACTATGCGCAAAGCAATGCGAAGTCTGGCATCACGTACTCCCAAATATATCAGTCTGAAACATCTACTAATAGATTGAATGAGTTCAACTTATCAAAAGCTAACTTCAAGTTTTTGGACAGAGCATACGGCTCCATTCAAAAGCTGCACTCAAGAGACACTGACTTAGTTGTATTTCAAGAGAATAAAATATTCAGAGTTCTTTACGAAAAGAACTTACTAAGCGACGCTATTGGCGGAGGCGCAATATCTTCTATCCCTGAAGTGCTTGGTACACCTGTACCTTATATGGGAGAATATGGTATTAGCTTAAACCCTGAGAGTTTTGCGAAGTGGGGATCTGATATCTTCTTTACTGATGCCAGAAGAGGCACAGCGATGAAGCTTGATGAGTCTGGATTGTTTGAGATATCTTCTCAAGGCATGAGAGACTGGTTCAGAGATTTATTCTCAAGTGGGCCAGATACACAAAAGATTGGTGCATATGATCCTTATGATGCCGTGTATGTATTAACAAGCAACACAAAAACTGTGAACTTGTGTACATACTCTGTAAACAAAACAGTTTTCTTTATTGAGGGAACTGCCGGAACATATGACACATTTATTATTACTGCATCTCAGAACTGGACTGTGTCATTGATTGACAATGGTTTTGGAACTGGATGGGCTACACTTTCTCAAGTTGCTGGCACAGGTAATAAACTTATTAAAGTTACGCTTACGTCAAATATTGGAGCTGCTACATCTAGATCTATAAAGATTAGAGTGAATGCCTGCGGAACATTTCAAGATGTTATATTGACTCAATCTAATAGACCAGCTGTTATTAAGACAGTTGTGGTTTCTAATGGTGGTCAAATAGCTCAAGGTGGATCGCAAACACAACAGAACGTGAACTGGACAAGCTCAGGATCTTCAGGAGCATTGTACTCAAACGTAGTAATGCAACCAACTGGATTATCATTATATTCTCAAAGTATTGGTGTTGTTGGGCAGGGTGACATTCCAGCAATTGGAGATACTGTTACTCTTACATCTTATACCACACCTACAAATGCACAAGGATCAAATATAAAGATATTTAATCCAAGTTTGGGTAATAAAGTATATTCATTAGATACAAACGCAACCTACGACCCTGCAAATGTAAATGCATTGATTGCAGCGTCTACTGAGATTACGCCAGTTTATAGCGCAGGTCTTTACAATGCAAACTTCAATTATGCAGCAAGTGGTACTAATTTGTACTTAACTTGGGATTATAGAAACAAAGTAAACATTCCAAGCGTTGGATCGTCTACATCTTCTGGCACATTGAATCCTGAGATCATTGAATTGAACTATGGATCAAACGTAGGTAATTTACAATTGAAGTATAACGCAGGAGTTGGTGCTTCTAGATTTGTTTTATATGACGCAAACAACAACTTAATTAATGATAGTGGATACGTTGGATTAAACAGCTTGTCAAACTATAACGCATTGGTTGCATTAGGTGTTGATAATATAAATTTAAGTTCTCCTTATAATGGATTGGTAAACAACGGATTAGGATTCTTAACACAGGTTAAACAAACAACAGGAAGTTATTTCTTATATGTTTACTCTCCTATTGTTAGTACAACATGGTCATTCCAAACTTACGCAACCACATTGAGGTCAATCGCAATGGGTGCAACACCCTATATAACTACAGCCCTTGCATGTGCCGGAAGCACAAGCACAACTGTATATTATAATGGACAAAACACAATACCTTCTGAGGGAAATATTATCTACTCTGACGCTGGAGGAACAACATTATTTGCTGGAGACAGTAAATATTATTACATATCTGGATACGCATTAAGAATTGATAACTTCGGTGTTGTATTATCAGTAACCGATTGCGGATGCTCTGAGGTTGCTGTGCCAATTATTATTCAAGGCAATGTAGAATTCATCCAAGGTAATGATGTAAGCATTAAGGTAGCTGCAACAAATAACCCTACAAGTTTTGCTGTGTCAACCACATCATCTAATTATGCCATTGATGGCGGAACGGTTGGTGGCGTTGTTACTGGACAAAACCCAATTACATTATTGTATGAAAATGTTGTTGTTAATCTTGGTCAGGTTCTTTACAAATGCTATGTCAGTGGTACAATATCAGTTGTCACTGGATCAGATGTAACATTCTCATTAGTAGGTCCTTGTCAAACTAATAGCATGCCGGCAGGTTTGAGTCTTGACACCGCGACAGGATTAATTTCTGGAACAGCGTCTGGATTTGGGCAATACAATTTAAATGTAACGGCAACTAACTGTGTGGGAACAAGCATACCAAACACATTTATAATTACCGTAAATAGCCAACCAGTAAATTATATTCCTATTCAAGTGGATAAGGTTCATAATCAAGTTAGTGCATCAGCTTGCTGTGCAATTGCTGTACCTACATTTATTACTATGTACTCAAACGGATACACAGTATTCCCGATGGTTGATGACATTGTTTACGAAGATCAAAATGGTGCAACGCCTTTAGTGGGTGGCAACAACTGGTACTTGATTAATAATGGTCAGGCAATAAAAGTTGACAACCTTGGTAATGTAGTTGACGTATTTAATTGCGGAACCACAACGACCACAACTACTTTGCCAGCAGGAACTTACTACAGCGCAACATTATGTGGAACAACATACAACGATGTATTGTTAGATACTTTCTCTCAAGCAATCTCAGTAGGCAATGTATTGAAGTCATCTGATGGCAACTGCTGGACAATCACTGGAACGGTAGCTGCACAACCTTATGGGTATCTAATTCCTAATCCAAGAGTTCTTTATGCAAACTGTGCAACGTGTATTGGTACAACAACGACTACATCTACGACAACAACCACAACGACTACTGCGCCTGTGTTCACCGGATACCTTATGGATCCAACGGGATATAGCACTCAGTATAGTTCTTGTTCTTTGGGTGTAAACTCAACAACGTTCTACCATAATGGAGCTAGCGCATACCCTGCACTTGGAGACTTTATATATACCAACTCAATAGGTACATTGCCGTTCAATGGCTTGAACAAGTGGTACTATGTGAACGAAGGAGCTAATACTTATGCCTTGCAGATATCTATTACAGGATTAGTTCTTGCAAAGTATAACTGCGCTACAACTACCACAACCACGAGTACAACAACAAGTACAACAACAAGTACAACGACAAGTACAACGACAAGTACAACGACTACCACAACGACAGCGCCTCCAGTTTTAAGCAAGAGCTTAGCTTATGGATTAACGTCTGGTGCGTCATGTGCATCCAATGCATTTAATACATATTACTACACTGGTGTATTTGGATCTTCTGGATCTCTATATACCAATGCCGGAGGAACAATACTTGCTCCTGCTGGATGGTACAAGACAACATTTGCTGGATCATTCGTTTCATATAACTGGGACGGTACACAATGGATAACAGTAGTAGATTGTCCTCTTTAATCTATCTATCAGCCCAACCTGCCACGGACTATTATGCCTGGCAGGTTGAGGTTTACTTAAACAACTTTACATCTATGGGAATAGATGAGAAGGATATATACGTTGTTGCAGCCATAGACAATGATTTGCCGGCATCTTGGCTGAGATGCCAGAGAATGTATCCAAAAGCTAATTTCATTTACGCAGAGGACACGAGAGACAACAAAGGTTATGCGCCATCTATTCAGCCGCACATATTAAAGAAAGTGTGTCACAAATTTCCAAAGAATTGTGACATCTTTTATCACGATTGTGACTTCTTATTTACAAGGCCGATGAATTTTGATACGCATAGATACGATAATATCTGCTATTTATCCGATACGATAAGTTACATTGGCGCAAAGTATATCAAGAGTAAGGGAGAAGACGTATTCTTAAAGATGTGTGAGTTAGCTGGCATTGACCACCATATTGTTGAAGCCAACGAAATGATGAGCGGTGGCGCACAGAAACTATTGAAGGGCGTTGACGCTGATTACTGGCAAGAGGTTGAGGATATTAGCAATGCGCTATACTTTGGCCTTGGAGAATTAAAAGACAAGAAGAATGACGGTGACCCTTACGGTGTGCAGATATGGTGTGCCAGTATGTGGGCCGAGCTGTGGTGCTTATGGAAGCGAGGCATAGAGACCATGGTTGTGCCAGAGTTTGACTTCGCATGGGCAACGTGTGGATCACCAAGATGGGATAAAGTTAGCTTCTACCATAATGCCGGAGCTATAGATGATAGCACTGGAATGTTTGTGAAGGGCAAATATGTCAACGTAGATCCAATCGGATTGGATATAAAAGGATTAGATCCAAACAGGTGTTCTTATTTATATTGGAAGTGGATTGAGAACTCCGCCAAAAAAAGATTAAATTTGCAGTAATGGCGAACTATACATTAACATACTCTCCCGTCTTGAGCGGATGGACATCGTTTCATTCTTACTTTCCTGATTGGATGGCAAATATGAATAACAACTTCTATACGTTTATTGATGGCGAGATATGGAAGCACAATACCAATGCTACGCACAATAACTTTTATGGGACACAATACAATTCTTCTGTAAGAACAATATTCAATGATGCGCCTGACGAACAGAAAATGTTTAAGACATTGCATCTTGAGGCAAGCGATAGTTGGGGAGCGCAAGTTTTATCTAACCTTGGATCCGGCAATATCAACAATGACAACTTTACAAGAAAGGAAGGAATGTGGTTCGCATATATCCGTAGAGAGGACAATGAGTCGAATACGGTGTACTTATCGGCTCAAGGGATATCTGAAGTTTTACTTGTTTCTTCTGGCGCTGGCTTTGTAGACATTACATTTGCCGGAAAAGTTGGAGAGAATGTTAACTTGAATAGCCCAGGCAGATTTAGCGGTGACATCATTTATAGAATTAATGGATCGCTAGCAGCAAAAGCAAAGGCAGGCATGGCATCTGCCAGAACATATAATGCCGCAACAAATAGGACGGTGATAAGAATTATTGCTGACGCAACAGGAACGCTTAACGCACCGATTGTGGGCGACTTTATCTTGTCCGTAAAGAATTCAGTATCAGAATCATTTGGACTAAGAGGCTACTATATGGATGTGCAATTGGATAGTACAAACACTGATTCTGTAGAAGTTTTCCAAGTATCTTCAGAGGTATTTAAAAGTTACCCTTAATTTAGTATCTTTGCATTAATATGAAGTTTGAAACAAGAGTCATTTCAGAATCTGATTACGAGAACATTTTAAAGAAATGGTGGAAAGATTGGAGATGGGATGCCCCTGCTAAGGATTTCTTACCTTTTAATTTAGAAGGAGTTATGGTTTCAAAGGATGGCGTAGATATCTGTGCCTGCTTTTTGTACATGACAAACTCAAAGATTTGCTGGTTAGAATTTATCGTTAGTAACTTTGAAGTAAAAGATAAAGTATTGAGAAAGAATGCGTTAGCTTATATGATTGATGTTGCAAAGGCAATGTCAGTCTTATCTGGCAAAACATATATCTACTCGTCAATGAAGAACCCATCATTGATAAATAGCATGAAAGAGTTTGGCTTCTTGGAGGGTTCTACAGGATGCACAGAATTAGTATTTATAAAACAATAAGACATGGCCGCAATAACATCCGCAATAGTTGCCGGAGCTGGATTAGCTCTCAACGCATATCAAACATATCAAGGAGTACAACAATCTGAGGCTGCTGCTAAATCAGCTTCCGATATTGGAGCGCAACAAAAAATGTTGGCTGAGCAAAACAGAGTTGCTGGCGTACAAGTGCCACAACTTGGTTATCAGTTAGCACAACAATCTGGTGCTCAAAGAACAGCAAACGAGGTGCAAGCATTACAAGGTGCTGGCGCTGCTGCTGTATTAGGTGGATTACCAGGTGTTAACCAACAAGGTACCGCACAAGACTTGCAGTTAGCTGCTCAGCTTGATCAAGCTAAATATGAAAGAGATGCGTTTGTTGCACAACAAGAGCAAGCAATACAAGCTCGTTCCGTAGATCGCAAAAACGACTTCTTAACATCTCAACTACAAGGAGCGCAAATGGCAAGAGCGCAGGGTCAAGCAAATATCAACGCTGGTCTTACTGGTGCTGCTGGAACGCTTGGCGCATTGGCTGTTCAATATGACAAGACTAGACCATTGTATAAGACAGAAAAAGAAGAAGTTCCAAATAAATTAGGTGCACCACAACCAGTATCAAATCCTGAAAAACTTTTAAATCAATATCCATCAGTTGATTTGCCTCAACCAAAAATTCAATCAAAGTATTGGGAGAATTCACAAAATAATCCTTTGGCTAACTTTCAGATGACTCCAAATATTGGTCAATCATCTAGCCCATTTCAACCTTTTTATGTACCAGATTATTTAGTTACTAAAAGATAATTATGCCAGAATATTCACAATACCAAGCCACCAACCCAATTGATTGGGGCGGCATAACACAGAACATATTAGAGAAACTTGACAAAGTAGAAGAAGGTAGAGAAGCGAAACGAGTTGAGTTAGATAAACAATACACCGACGTAATATCTACTGTAGACAAGTATCAAGGATCTAAGGCACCTACATTCAATCAATTTATAATGGACGGAGCAAACAATGTAAGAAATTCTTTGTACGAACAAAACCAGTTGTTAAAAAGAGGCAAGATTACTCCAAGTGAGTATTCAAGAATTGTATCAACTAGTAAAGATAGTTGGTCAAGGCTTGCCGACATGACAAAGCAATACGACGCAAACTATGAGGAAGGACTAAAACGAGCTCAGGAAGGTAAGGCTGCCGGTCAAGAAATATATCAAAGACAAATGACATCTGACTTACTTAACTTAAAAGACAAGACTACATTTATGAATCCTAAGGATGGTAGAATGTACATTGCTGAAGTTGATCCAGTTACAAAAAAGATTAAAGACGAATCTAAATTAGTAGACCTTCAAACTATAAATGCCGGACTGAATCAGAACGTAGACAAGTTGAATGTTTCTAACGAAGTAAATGCATATGTAAAGAACTTAGGTTCAGAGTCAAGAATGGTTAACGGTAGATACGTTATCTCTGAGTCAATTAGAGGCAAGTTTAATAGCAAGACCAAGCCAGAGATTATTGATGCTATTACAAACAATCCAAGAAAGGCTGCAAGTGTATTATACGACAATACTACAGATGGTTATTCATTTACGTATAACGCAAAAGAAATTCAATCAATCAATAGCCAGATTGACAAACTTTCCGCACAAAGGGAATCTGTGAAATCAGACGCAGACAAGAAGGCAATACAAAAAGAAATTAATACTTTATCTTCTCAGCGTGACAAAACAATCTTGCTTGTAAGGGATGAGAATGGTATCTTTACGCCTCAGTTAAGCGAAGAGCAAATGAAGAAGGCTAAGTCAATTGTAGACGATGTCATTGAATCACAGATTGATTACAAAGTAGAGAAGCCTGAAAGAGTTACTCAAACAGATATTAATAGACAAGAAAAACAAGGTGCCAAGGAAGCCGATCTTGCTGATAGATTTAAAAAAGTTTTAGACATCGGCAAGAACTTTGATCGATCTCAATACATAGGAGAAATTAGAAGAAGGCCATACCCAGATAATATAGGAGAGAGTAGATTTGAGGCATTCCAAACAGATCTATCACAAATACCAGCGCCTATAAAAAGACAAAATCCAAACGTAAAACTGTATGCAGTGGTAACTGAGAGAATAAAAAGGCCTGGTTCAGATGAATATGTTGACGTTGAAAGATTTAAGCCTATAGCTAGCGAACTTGAAAAACAAGATATAATTAACAGGATGCTTAATGAACCTAAAGGATTGGAAGTAGATTGGACAACTGTACAAGATTTCAATAGACCAAAAGGTACAACTGCATCACAAAAAATACCAGCAAAAAGCGTAGGAAAATATAATAATTTAGGAAAATAAAAATATGCCAAATTCAAAACCATTATACGAACAATTATACAAGGACCAATTATATACAAACAGCTATGAAGATTTTGTTTCTCAATTTGGAGACGAAGGAAATCAAAAATCATTGCATGATCAATTATATAAAGATCAACTATATACCAATGACTTTAATTCTTTCAAGCAAGACTTTTTTGCTGACGTAAAAAAAAAAGACGTTGGGGTATCTCAATCCTCTTCGGGTCAGACAATTGGTTTATCGGCATCTCCAAAGAATCCATCAACGTATAATAAAGGCATTGAGTCTAGGGACTGGCAATCACACCAAGCCTTAACTCGTTCTTTACAAGAGGCTGCGCAAAAGAATGACGCAGTAGGGATAAAGAATGCTCAATCACAACTTGAGCAATTGCGTGCCAGCAATCCAACCATTGCTTCTGATCCATTACTTAACGAAGACCTACAGACTGCTAATAAGTTTATTAAAGCAGCTCCTGTTCAACCTGCGGCTAAACCAATTGCTGAGGTTGCATTAGGTATAAAAGAAAAGGCTCCAATACCAACAAGACAAAGAGCGCAAGAAGAAGCAAACGTAACAGAGCTAAATAAAAAGCTTAATGTATTAGGTGACTTTACTCCGGAAGAGTTAAATACTTCATTTAAATTAACAATGCTTGAATCTGGCCTGGCAAAAGAAACATCTGGATTTAAAGAGGAGTCAAACAAATATGCAGAAGACGAGTTTTCTAAAATAGAAAATCCAGATAGATTAATTTCTGCAATCAATAATAGATTACAGTTTAATTTGCCGTCAACAAGTTCAAGGCCTATTGACGATGCAATTACTCAATCAATATTATATTTTCAAAAGAATAAGCAACAAGCTACCAATGAAGAGATTATTGCGAGAGCTAAAGATATATTATCTGAAAAGAAGTTAAAGAGTAGTATAGACAAAGAGATTGACAATATACTAACAAGTGAAACTCCTTTAACTACTAGCCTTGCAAATACATTTATAAATTTAGTAGATCCGGAAAAGGAAGCCATAACAGATCCATTATTGCCTGGCAATCAATCAGATATGCTTAAAAATGTCGAGTCAATGAAAAATAAAGTTGTACTTGAGAAAGCAAGATTTGATAATAACCTAAAGAATTGGAAGAGTCTTAAAAGCGAGATTGAAGATATTTCTCAAGAAGAATTTAATGCTATGCCAGATGAAGACAAGAAGTCTTTTATTGCAAAAAAACAGGAGTTGAGCTTATTGTCAAAAGATTTATATAATAAATTTGATGCATGGAATAATAGCAGCGACAACATACAAGACTTCAGCCAAGAGGCAGATTTATTAAAAAGAAATTACGGAATCCTTTCAAATGCAGTTGGAAAAGCTCAAGCTGGTGTTTTTAGTATTTTTGGAGGCTTAGATAGAGCAGTTGGGCTTAAAGGTAAAGATATTGAAACTGCTGATAAATTAAGAAGCGCTTTATCAAAACCTATGTCTTACAAGGATGTAGAAACCCCATATGATTTTTTAAGATATTCTGGTTCACAGATTGTTGATCAATCTGCAAATTTTGCATTAGCTTATAGTACAGGTGGAATGGCTCCATATATTATAGGATTGTCTGCTTATGGACAAAAATACAAAGAGTTAGAAAAAGAAGAAACGCAAGCAGGTAAAGAATTATATAGCGATCTTCAAAAGATATTAACGTCTGCTTTGGTAGGTGGATTAGAAATACTTACAGAAAAAGCAGAGATTGACATATGGAAGAAAGCGTTGCCATCATGGAGATTAGCTGAGGCTGCAAAAAAAGGAGCCACTAATCTTGAGCTAAATGTGATGCGTGATGAATTTAAAAAAGGAATCAAGAGCGCAATAGCCCTTGGTAAAGAAGTTGGATCAAATCAATTTAAAGAAGGTTCTGCTGAAGCTTTTTCTCAAATAGGCGGCAACCTTGCTGACAAATATGTTTTAGGCAAAAAGAATGTTGGTGTATTCGATGGCGTTGATGACGCGTTTGTAAGTGGCGCTACTATTGGTGGACTCATTACTGTTGCTCCGGCATTAGCAGCGCAAGCTATTGCTCCGTTTGTGAATGATCCAGGAAAGAAAATAAAATCAAACGCAGACAAGTTAAAGCAATTAGAAACAGCTCTTGCTGACGCTCAGGATATAAACAAGCCTATTATTCAAGCGGCTATAGATAAGCTTAGTAATGAAAATGTATCGCTTATAAATGGAGGCATAAAGATTATGGATGGGTTAACTCCATCTGAGATAAGAAGAAATGTTAGGC